AAGGTGGATGAATCCACCAAAATGGCGTACATATCCATGGCCTGGCAAGCTGCATTCTTCCATTTGACTTTACAAATGCGAGACATAGTGTCGCTAGGGTTCATGCCCGCCAAAGATTGTATCAAAGCTTTTGGAGTACGACCATGAGATCCGATGGTGACATTGCTCTGATTATGAACGGATGCAGCGGTATTCAACGTCTTCAAGTCATTGTCATCCCAATAAGCTTTACCAGCAGGTATATCAGAAGCCACACCATGGGGCTCAAAATCGCCAGGGTTTTTCTCTCCCTTGTTAAGCACCGTCTTGCAAATAAGGTACAGGGCTCCACCTCCTATGGCGCCCGCCAAACCAGTCAGTATAGCCTTTTTCAAAAAGGGATTTATGTCCTTGAAACGGCTAGCTCTGGCTTGCTCCCTCAACTTTGTCAAAAACTTATTGAATGACCATTTCCATTCGTCAACAGAAGCTAGCAAGTACATGGGACGCACTTGACCACTATGGCGCCACCATACATCAGGATCGGCCCATTCTGGGCAATCTACTACCTGGTTGTCATGCCTAATCAATCTCCTGTAAGACTCCTCACTGTAATGGGACTCACCGCTAGTGCGGTGATGCTCTTTCACACGATTGGAATAACACGTGCCGTGCCATGTAGCTCGTACATTGGGTAAAGCAAGCTTATCAGGTCTTTCCTCAGGAAAGGGGAGATCACTGTCACCAGGAAGATTCTTCCACACTCCATAATGGAGCTTCTCAAGTTGCCTACCATCATAAGTGTCAATGAGGGATTCCCAGGGCGCCCTATGCACTGCTTGATACAGAGCTGCTTCTCCGCATGTCAGGGAAGTATCCAAATGATAGGGCCACACCAAGCCCCTAGTGCGGTACCTAGCATCTTCAAAAGCTCTGCGCACATCGAGGCACACTCTGGTAGCGTTAACTTGCCTGCACAATCGGCAACTATGATCATGATAGGTTGTTTTGTGGCCATTAGCCCTAATCAAACAAACTCCAACGCAACAGCCATTGTGAGACGTGACCAACCTATTATTATCAAAATTTGGTTGGTTATCAGGCACAAAACCACTGGCTGTTTGCCAAACGTGCCCCGTACGAAGCCTGCGATTTCCAACGATGAAAGGCTCATCAGCCTTCTCTTCTGCTCCGTTCTCACCACCGGCAGCAGGAACAAAAATAGTCACATCAGTGTTTATCACAGCAACAGGAATGGCAAAATACTGAGAAATCGGACGAATGAAATCCTCACAATTGTAATTGGAGCCAAAGCTTGAAACAAGGTCCTTACAATTCTTGAT